TTGCCCTCTAAAAGTTTTAAAAGCCTTTGAAATTCTCCTTTAATACTTCCCCAGCCTTTTTGAGACAATTGACCATCTGATTGTTTTAATTTTGGATTTGAGATAGCTAACCAATCTCCCATTCTGTCGATAGTTTTGCCTAATGTATCAATTACAATCGTTTCATAACCAGAAATGTCTTCCTTAGTTAAAATATCCAATAAGTTTTGGTAACTCTCAATTTGAACGCTATCGGTCTGATATTGTTTAGCAACTCGTCTTAAGCCGTTATCAAAATCAATTAGAAGTGGTTTAGGCGCAGATAATGCTAAACTAGTTTTACCAACACCAGGTTGACCATAAACTAAACCTTTTAGCTTGATTTTAGATTGTGTTAATTCGTTCGGTTTTTTAATTAAACTCATATTTTCCTTATAATTTATTAATAATCTCATCGCTTAGATAAAATTCTAAAGCTTGGTAATCTGTATTATCTTCCATTACTTCTCTCCTTTTATTTTTAATATTCGCCTAACCTTCCTAGCATTAATCTTAGGATCTCTTAAAATCCCAATCTTAATATCAGTTGCGATTAGACCATAAGCTCCTAAAAACTCATCAAGATTAGCCTTAGCCCCTTGAGACTTTAAGTAGCTTACTATCTTTACAACATCTTCAAGTGTAATCTGGTTAAACTCAAAGCAAGCGCAAGATACGCTGGCTAGTTTAATCTTTGTTGCCCTTGCGACATTAGTTTTACTTCCCTTAATCGTTAGCAAAGTTTCTGTTAGCAATTTGCCGAACTCATTATAAGGTCTGTCTGTGTATCTACCCATTTGTTATTGATAAAAAGTTAATTAACAACACTCAATATAAAGATCAATTCTTATTATGCAACAACTATTTTAAAAAATATTTGCATTTTATAAAGACTTGTGTTTACTTGCTAAAATACTTGTCAACCACTATTTTTATCAAAATGGATTTAGAAAAATTAAAGAAACAATTGATTATTGATGAAGGTTACAAATTGGAAGTTTATCTCGATCATCTTGGCTATCCAACTGTTGGCATAGGGCATTTATTAACAAAGAAAGATCCTGAATTATTGCAATGGGAATTGGGAAGAAAAAACACGCCTAATTTTTCCATGAAGATAACTGAAAGCAGATGTCAAGAATTATTCTTAGCTGATATTACTAATGTTATCAAAGATTGCAAAAAATTATTCCCAAGCTTTGATTCTTATGCAGAGGAGATTAAACAAATTATTGCCAACATGATGTTTAATCTTGGCTTGACAAGACTCTCTAAGTTTCTAAAATTTATTGCTGCTGTTCAATCTCTGAATTACAAGCAAGCTGCAAAACAAATGGCAGATAGCGCTTGGGCTAAACAAGTTCCTAATCGAGCAAAACGCTTGATAGATAGAATGAATAAATACGCTGATGACTTATTGTGCAAGTTTAACTAATTTAAAAGACTTGTCGGGATTTCCGACAAGCCATCTACTACATTAAAACAATCATAAAATGGGAAAAATATTTAATTCATTAAAAGCAATCTGCATATCGTGCAAGAAACCTGAAAGCATAGAAGGTGAATACTATTGCCCTTGCTGCATGGAAAAAGAAAAGATAAGGGACGCTTGGGCTAAAATGAAGAGAGAGGAAAGAGTGGAAACTTCAATCCACATGATGGAAAAGAAGCTTCCTTTTGTTGGGCAGGTTAGAGTTTTATTTAATGGCGAGAGAAGTCGGAAGGTTTAATCCTTTTCATCTACTAAGTTGAAAAGGCTTTTGCTATTCTGCCACCATCAAGATATTTTATTGGTTTGATCAACCGCTCTAAATCCTTACTAATAAAGGGCTGAAGGCTTTTTGCATCCATAAAAGCGGGGGTGTTGATCAACTCATTTTCAATCGTCAAAACATTCCTCACAGCATTCCTTCCCGTCTAATTCAGCGCAGTTAAAGTCTCCGTCTTTTTGGTTATTGCAGATTGTGCAAATGTAGATGCTCATTTTGATTCCTCCACTTTCTCGTAAGTTGCTTCAAAAATATCAGGTTCACATAGATAAAACTCGCCTTTAGCTGTTTTAATAATATAATCACCTTTATTTATATATTGCACTCCTACTGGAGTTTCTATTCTCAAACTTGTAACTTCGTCTGGTCTACTGCCATGACCGCTACAACTCACGAAACCGCAACCGATCTTATCAAGAGTAGTCTTTGTTTCGTCCCAAATCCATACATCTATTATCTCTGGTTTTTTTCTATATTTCATTTTATCCCCTCACTAATCGTTAAAATATCCGACTCTCTCTCAATTAAAATCCGCTCGATAGAAAGGTTTTTAAGTCAAAAGTGGTGTTAGCCTTGATTATCTCCTCTATCTTCCCAAAATTCCCCGCCCATATCAAAGCATCATATTGCTCTGAACTGTCGAAGTATCTCAAGAATTTCTCCTTGTTGTGATAGTAAAATTTAGCTTTACTTGCTTTTGTGGTGATTTTTGCTAATATGTCTTTAATGTGTATCATATAATCCTTAAAAATTGTTTTCAGAAAACCTTTGAAACTCACCTTCAAAGTGCAACTTAGCATCGCCGCATTTACCATCACGGACTTTTGCAACCATTACATAAGCAACACCTTTTAACCTCTGCATCTCAGCTTCCCATTGTCTTAATTTTACAGAATCATCTGGCTTTTGTCTCTCAAGATAATATTCTGGTCTAAAAGTAAACATTACCACACTTGCATCTTGCTCAATAGAACCTGATTCTCTTAAATCAGAAAGAATTGGTCTTTTATCATCCCTTGATTCAACTGCCCTTGAAAGCTGTGACAATCCAATGATTACAATATTAAACTCCATTGCTAAATCTTTCAAAGTATTAGTAATTTCAGTTACATCGTCAACCCTTTGACCTTTGCCTTTGTGCTTAATTAGTTGGATATAATCAATTATAACCACCTTCCCTTTAGTTTTATTTACAAACTTTTTGATCTGATAGCGAAGTTTTGGCAATGTTAAGCTTCCACTATCCTCAATTGTTATTGGTAAAGAATCGGCAATTGTCATAGCTTTTTGGAAAGCCTCAACTTCATATTGAGAAGTCAAATTATTATTTTTTAATTTAGTTAAGTGAATTGAAGCAAGACTGGCAATCATTCGTTTTGAAATTTGATCCGCTTTCATTTCCAAAGAAATAAACAAAATTGGATTTCCTTTCTTAGCTAACCTTAAAGCCATATTAGCAACTAAACAGCTTTTCCCCATAGCTGGACGACCAGCAATCACAACTAAATCTCCTAAATCAAAACCATTAATTATTTCATCAATTGATTGATAGCCAGAAGAAACAGAAATAACTTTTTCTTTTGAGAAGGCTTCTTTAGCTGCTTTACCAAGAGAAATTGATTGATTTTGAGTTTTTATAGAGATAGCTTCCAACCTTTCAGATATTATATCTTTAATTTCTTGTACATTTTTAGAAGCGTCTGATAACATTTCCTTAGTATCAAGTGCAATCTCCTCTAATTCTCTTTTAAACCTCAATTCTCGCAAGATTTTAAGGCTTTCTAAAGCTCCTATAAGACTATTTTGATTGTTCAAAAGTTCAGCACCGTAACCTTTTAGATTTAAACTTTCAAAAAAAGAAACAAGACTTATTCTGTTAGCAGGTGCATTATTCTTAATGCAATTACTCAAATAAGCGAAAATCTTTTTGTGGTTTACTTCCAAAAAATCTTCTTCCTCTGCTCCAGTTATCAATAACCAGTCATTATCCATGATGATATAAGCAAGTAGGTTTTGTTCAGCTTCAAAGTTATAGTGCATTAGTATTTACTCCATTGGCTTGAGTTAAAGTCAGATTGGTTTGACGAACTTGAGGTTGTATTTATTTCGCTTTTCCAGTCGTTAGCAAAGAACTCGCTAGAGTTGATCCAAGCTTCAAAAGATTTTTTTTGTCTCCAAGTTGCTGTTGCTAGGTATTTTAAATAATCTTCAATATTTTGTTTTAACTCTTCAAAGCTAATTTCTTTTAAGCAGTTCTGAAATTTTGCTTTTTGTTTATTAAATGGAATAACCTTTAATTTTTTTCCTTGGTTATACAATCTGTAAATTTCTTCAAATTGAGATTTTAAATCTTTAATATCTTTTTTATTTATATCTTTCTCTGTTTCTGTTTCTTTCTCTGTTTCTGTATGGCAATCCTCAAGCATTGCTTCGGGTATGCTTGTAGATATGCTTGTAGCATCACCCTTTGACCATCTCTTATTAGCGGCTTTAGAGGCTTTTTGTCTATTTTTCTCTCTAACCTTTCTTTGTTTCTTTAAGATCTCTAAGCCAAGTCTGATAACCTCGTCTTTTACTAAAGATAAAGCGGTTTGTTCATCTTGATTAAATGCACCTGCCATCCTGAATAGTTTATTTAAATCTGCTGGAATTTTACCGTCTTCAGAAAGATAAACACAAAGCAATGCTATGAATGCACCTTTTTCAAGAAAAGAATAGCCCGCAAGAAGCCCTTGGTATTGGTTTATGTAAAAAGGAAAGTGTATTAATGGATCTTTATCTGTTGTAGTTGTTTTCATTGTGATTTGAATTACTTGTTAATACTTGGTTCTTGATATCGTTTGAATAAAACGAAAATTGCCTACTCACCGCATCAATAATGATTTGGGGAGCGTTTATTCCATTTAATGAATCTAAGAGTTTGGCAATATGCCTACGATGTAGTTTATTTACTAATTCTACTTGGTCAACTGTATTTTTCATGCTCCTCGTTTTTACTTGTTAAATTATTTCTACCACTCTCAACCCCTATTCCTAAGAATACACCAGCTTTTTAGGGCTGGCGAGAAGAAAACTTCTTACCTCTATTCAAGATAGATTAAAGATATTATTAACCCCTATTCCTAAGAATCAAGAGAAATTTGGCTCCACTTACTAAATTAGAATTCAGCAGAATTTCAGCGTCTAATCGCCTAAGATTGCTTTCAATCGGTCAGCTACATTCAAGGGAATTCCTTATCCTCAAGGCTTCTTACAGAGGCTACGATAAGGGTTTCTTCTTTGGTTTACGCTTGTGTAAGTTCTGCACTTATCTTTCCCCGTGCCGAGGTTCGCCCCGCCAGATTGATTACTGACCTCTCCACCTATGCGATGGTGTCCTAGTTATAGACGAGGGGCGGTATTTAGTCCCCGCCTTTGCGTGCGGTAAGCTAACGCATTTCTGCGCTTTTCTATACACATTTTTTAGATATGTATAGAAAAGCAAAGAAAATATACAAACCCCGCAAGTCATTGTCTAGAATAACTTGCGGAGGTACTAGATACAGTTGCAACGCTTAATTACTTTTGCAACCGCTCTAGTCCCAGATCAAGAACCGAGAACCCTCAATACTTGTCTGATTGACTTAATAATAAACTTTAACTCTAATTAAACAAGCTTTTTTTAAGGATCTCCAATTTTCTTGGAGAATTACCAACGGAAGTAATTTTAACGGCTCCTAGATCCGACAAGTCGCCAACGTGTCTTGTCAAATCTGAATGATTATGTATCGTCAAATTTCTTTCTTTGCAAGTTGCGAGCAATCCAGCACTTGAAAAGTCCGACACTTCGTTTAAAATTCCAAGAAAACGATTTAGTTTATCTAAATAACTTGCTCTAAAATCACTTAGTTCAACTTGACCTTGTCTAAATTCTTTCGAACTTCTGTTTTTTCTGACAAAGCCAAGCTTGGTTAGTCGAAAATGAGGGCTATATGACGCATATTTGCCATGCTTTGCATAGTTTATCTTAGTGATTCTAGTAAATTGCTTAAAGCAATCATCTTTGTCAAAATTCTGATTTAGTTTTAGTTTGCTAATTTCAAGATCAATGCTTTTAATGATATTTCTATCAACAATATCTAATTCTTGCAACATACAATCCCCCTAAGTTTAGCGAATAGCATTGATTTTAGGCTTCTTATGCGCCTTAATAGCTGTTTAATTTTATATTTCATTTTCACGCTCCTGATTCTTTTGATTCTTTAAATATTTTTCGCATTCTTTAACAACAAAAGTTGTTTTTGGTCTTTCTTGTTCAAACTTTTTTATTTCATCATTCACTAATTCACCATCGCAATCAGTGAATTTAAGAGCATGATTGAATTTATCTAATTTATTCTTTCTTACTATTGCTTGCGCTATTCTTTTAAGCATTATTTATTCTCCTTAGATTCTAAAGCATTGATTAGGTTTTGACCCGCTTTAAATAGCTGCCAAATATCTGAGTTCTTATCTATTAAATCCGTATTAGCTCCCTCAAGCCACATTTTCAACTCCTCCAAAGCCTCTTGCACTTCCGAACTGCAAGTATAGTTTTCTTTAGTTGTAGATGGGATTTCTTCGAAACATTCTTCTAAAAAACTAAACTCAACTTTTCCTCTCCAGTATTTATTATCTACGCTTGTAGATTCTATTAAGAAATATGGAATTTCCTCTAAAATTTTAATTTCGTCATCAACGCTATTGCTACCGCTTTTTCGCTTATATCTCTTCCCCACTACTGGCAATTTATTTTTCATTTACATACCCTCCATTTCTAATTCTTCCAACAAAAGTTCCGAATCAAATTGATCTGATAAGCTTAAACTTTCAGCATTCTCAATTCTATAATAGCAATCATCAATTAACTGCTCTCTGTTAGCTCTCTTGCTGTCTTTTAAGAGTTCAAGGATTTTAGTGTTGAACTCGATTATTTTGTCTTTGTGCATAAATCTCCTTTAATTAAGTTTCTTACCATGTGCCGCCGCTACTATCTCAAGTAGTAAATCTTTGGGTATTGTTTCTTTTCCAGACAATTCTAAAACAGCCGCATCTCTTTCTTTCATAACTCTTGAAGTTGATTCTCCAAGAGCTTTATTAGCCGCTTTTAGCTCTTCTATTTCTTTGCTATTATCTTCTATTTTGAAATTATCCGTTAACTCTGAATATTCCATAATATAAAATTTTCTGTCTGGAGTTGACCAAAGCAATCCGCTTAAATTATGCGGCACGCCTCTTGTAAAAAAGAAAATATTTGGCTGGTTTTCTGATTGTAAAGAAGCCCCTAGCAATTCTGCTATTCTATCTCTATCTTTGTAAATGCAAAGTTGATCTGAAATTATTGGTAATGATACTAATTGTCTTTTCATGTTGTTGTTTTTTTATTTAAATTATTATTTTGTCTTTGTGCATAAATCTCCTTTATTTTTATAATTTATATTTTTTGCATATTTTTTTTAAGAATTTTATAGACTCCATGTACTCGCAATCTGCCCCATATTTCTCTAAAACTTTTATTTTTAATTCTTTCTCTGTACCAGAAAAGCAGCCAGTCGTAAAA